CGTTGCTGCAAACTGGGATAAAGGATTAGATGTTAAAGCATCACCTGCAGCATTAGTTGTCCATGTAGGGGCTGCTGTTGTTCCTCCGCTTGTTAGAACTTGTCCTGAACTACCGTTAGCTAAAAAGGCTGTAGTATTAGCTGCTGACTGATAAGGTATTTGACCACCTAATCCGCCCGTAAGGTCTGCTGCTTGACCAGTAGTATCTTGGTTAAGTGTTGGAAATGTACAATTAGCTAGATTGCCACTAGCGGGAGTGCCTAGAGCCGGGGTTACTAAGGCAGGACTTTCTGCAAAGACGGCAGCACCTGATCCTGTTTCGTTAGTTAATGCAGCTTTAAGTTGGGCTGAAGTAAAACTACCTAGCACCGCTGCATTTCCCGTACTGGTAATATGCCCCGTTAGATTAGCATTGGTTGTTACATTGCTCGCAGTAAATGAGCTTGCAGTTCCCGATATATTAGTTCCTACTAAAGCGGATGGAGTGCCAAGAGCTGGTGTAACAAGAGTAGGGCTGTCATTAAACACAAGCAATCCGCTACCTGTTTCATTTGATATTACTCCAGCTAACTGTGCTGATGTCGTAGCAGCAAATTGAGATAATGGGGCAGAGGTTTCTGCATCCCCTCCTCCCGAGCCGCCAATAGTTATCCAATCAGTTCCATTAGAAAATACTGGCTCTCCTAATGTAGTATCAAAGAATTGTTGTCCAACAAATTTCTGTGCGGGTCTATTAGCTGTTATTCCACTCTGAGATACTGAGTTAGCAATTGTGTAAACGGATTTAGTCCATGATTGCCAAGGTTGAGATACTGCCCCATCCTTATCAAATTCTTCTCCTAGCGGTGGTGGTGTAATAACAGCCATTATTTACAGTCTTCTAGTTCGATTAGTTTTTCTAGGTAGTGTTTGGCTTTCTGTAAATCAACTACCCCGCCCTTTTCTTTATATCTAGTGATATATTTAACAATATTTCCTTCAAGGAATCCTAAGTCATTAGCTACAATAAAATCCCAAGGCTGTATAGCTTTGAGGTAATGCTCTCCGCCTATTTGTTTGACATTAGATTCCATTATTTAGCAACCTTTCCAAAATCAACATATCCGGCTTTATATTCTTCTTTTGTTATTCCTTTCTCATCAGGGTCGTAGCCAAATTCATTCATAAAGTCATTCTTCCAAGCTGTAGCATGGTCTTTGGACTTCCACTTACTGCCCCAATGCAGTCTGCCATCATTCTTATTAACTTTAGGGGTTTCCCCGTCAAGCCATGCCCCTCTATAATCAAAATCAGGGTAATCTAAATCAGGTGCGCCTCCTTCATTTAGTATAAATTCAGCGTACCAAGGAGAGTTTCTTATCTCATCTTGAAATAAAAATTCCTGTTCTCCGTCTAACTTAGTTAGCTCCATTATTTAGTAGGTAAGTCGTATTTTTCACCTAACTCGGCAAATACAGACCTTCCTTCCTTTCTCCTTTTTCTTGCATGAGCAAAGGCTTTCTTTTTAGTACTAGGGCTAACCTTGTACTTCTTTAGGTCTTCTATTTCAGATAAAGTAAGCCCTGGAACTACTGAAGGAACATCAATTTCATACTCCTTCCCATCTTCGCCTATTATATTCATTCCAATGGTATATTCAGTCATGTCCTCACCGTCTGAGGTTGTTATATTGCCCATACCATAGTATCCACCACCCTTCTTTCCTTGTACTGGCTGATGCCTATCATCTGAAACATCGGTCTTTAGGTTGCCTCCTTCCTTCCAAGTATGGGGCATAGATAAAATCCCAGACTCGTGCGAATAGAGTCTTCTATACAACTCTCCTAGATTTTCTGGTTTTGGCATTAGTACCCCGCAACTCTAAGTTTTCTAGCAACCTTTAGACCTGCTCCAGTAACCACAAACTTAATTGGATCGGAGCATCTAACCCTAAATATAAAATCTTTTCCTCTTCCTAGTCTCCACCATTCGGCTCTTTGAGAATACTCGCCTGTCTTACCTAGTGAACGCAATAACTCATTAGACCAAGTATGTCCATTATCTATAGAGTATTGCATCATTATCTGAGGATCATCTCCTTGTCCAGAATCAAGACCCATTCCCATCTCACAATCTAGTATAAATTGCTGAACAGTAAAATAATCCATATCTTTTTCATAATGCCTACCAGTTATCTCTCTTATAATAGGAGAGCCGTTGTCAGTATAGTTTTCATTATTAAACCGATATAATTTACCATTAGCATAATCAGCTAATACCTGCTTCCCTATAAATGTTTCAATCATTTCAGCCCTGTGCCGACTATAATCTGAAGTCATTTCAGACCATACTTGAGTTGTGCCATCAAATAAAAAAGTTCTGGCAATGTTAGGAAATGAAATTTGGTACATACTATGCCCGTCTAACATATAAGAAAAAGCAGTAGCATTTTGCGCTGGATTTGCATTAAATATTTGTTCTAAATCACTATTAGATACAGGGACAGGAGTAACTCCCTTCAAGAAGACTACCTTCACTTCTCCCTGCCTACTCTTTCCTAAAAACATCAATGAGTTGTTAAACTTAGCAACAGAATATCTTGAAGCTAATCCCCACTGCATATTTGTTCCAGACTGTCTTGAATAAGGAAAATCTAACTCTCCGGTATTTACCCAGAACTCAGTAGTGTCTTCTCCAAATAAAACTAGATTTCCGTTATTCTCTTCCACTCTAACTAGATTATCGGGACTAGATTCAGCAGTAGCAAAGTCTAATGCATCCCATGCATTTCCGTTATAAAGGGAAGAAATCCATATTTTTCCTGAGTTATTTTCAGTAATAATGAAATAACCACTATTAAATGTAACTGTTTGTGGACTAGCCGAAAAGTCTTCGTCTGTAATTCTAGCTAGAGTAGAGCTTGCAAGGGTATATATATATCCATATTGCCCGTCGACTATCATTATTTGAACGCCATTATCTATGATAGAGCATCTTCCGTCAGATGTTAGTAGCGTCCCTTTGTTAGTAAGAGTGCCTCCATTATCTATCTGATAAAATGTTTGTAAGTGGATAATATATAATTTATCTCCTACCTCATACATCGACCTTATAGGCTCATCTCCCAGAGAAACAAATAAATCTAACCCTGGCGTAGGATAAGCTGATACCTGTACCTTATCTCCGGCTGGCTGTTCATCAAGGTACATATTCTTTCTAGTCTGGGCAGTTACATTTGGAGACTTAGAAAAAATACCTACCCCTAAAAAATCAGTCCTCATTTATTTAGATTTTCTCATTTTATTTTTAAATGACTTATATTTGGATTCATTTCTATCTTTCTCTGAAATAGAGCCAGAGTCATCAAAAGCCTCCATTGACCGGATTAATTGCTCCATTTCCGCATCAGTCATAGAACCATCTCCCAGACCTTTCTTGCTCTTAATAAATTTCTTTTGTCTTTCGCTCATTTTTCCGTGTGCCATAATTTCCTCCGATTATCCTGTAAATATGCTCATTCTGCTTCTGCCTGTGCTTGTAAGCGCAGCTTCAGATACATTCAGAACAGGTGCTTTTTGATTAATTTGTATAATATTAGCTAAAGATTTCTGAGCAATTTGAGCCGTTCTAGGGTCTATTAAAGAACCAGGATACTCTGGCTGCAACTCTAAAGCTAAGTTAAACTCTATTGCCCTCTGATAACCAGGAGGTAAATCTAACTCAGTTGTCCCTAAAGAAAACTGCTGAAGCTGTTTCCATGAAGTGAAATGCAATACATCAGTAGAGTTAGAAGGGGTATAAATAAGTCTTATAAAGGCTAGAGGATATATTTCATCATAATAGAGATACCTTGACCTTGTTCTAGTTGACTTTAATGCTATTGAGTCATAAGCAGTTTTATTTATTATCTCAACAGGGTAGTCATAGTTTGCATTGTCTCGGATAAATGCCTGATCTATTTTTACTGGCCTGGTGGTATTAATAGTCCCACCTGTACCAATCGAATAGTCTGCCGTTCCTGCCGTAAGAGTATGAGTTTGGGTAAGTAATTGAAAAATCATACTCCTGTCAATTGACCATGAGTCCATCATGGTATTCAATGCGTCAAGCCCGTCAGAAGCCTCTGTTGCGTCTAAAGTCCTTCGCCCTTGTCCTAGTACTCCGATCAAGCGCAAAGCCCGTGAGATCATGTCATTAGCGGTTGCCATTGTCTGTTATCCTAAATAATCGAAGGCTTTTCCCACATCTGTGGCTTTACTACCTTTTTTGCTAGACCCTTTAAACTTTTGAGCGTCCATTGCGTGATTAAATTTATCAATCCAAGACTGATAATACGGCTCAGAATCTTTTGATTTCTTCTTCTTTTGCTCCGCCTCAATTTCTTTTTTAAGTTCTTCTTTAAGTTTTTCCCTTTCTGTTTCTCTATGCATTATGCTTATTGTTTTCAATGCCATTTTATACTCCTCTATCTAATGCTTTTTGTAGGTTATGACGGTTTAAGTTCCAATGAGGCTTTTTATGGAACATCTCTTGGTATCTTCTCTTTAATTCAGCGGTTGATATTTGTGGTTTTTTTATTTCTTCAGGCTCTTTAGCAACAGCCACCCAGCCATTGTCTAAATGTTCCTGAACATCAACTGGTGAATAAGCATGATGAAAACCATGTTTAGGATGCGTCATTAATATCATTTAAGTTCCCTTGGTGGCTCTGGATTGTCTGACTCGCTTCCTCCAGGTTGTTGTAATAAATACTGATGATAGTTACCTTTAAATTCTTCAGTATCAGTATGATGATTAATATTTATGTCAGGTATAATCCAAATTGGATTCCCCGTGGCAAGCCAGTTCCTAGAAAAAGCGTAGTCCTCGCCAAACCATACATGGTTATGAACACCATGATTAAATAAATCCACTTTAGGCTGCCATCTGTCTCCGTAACATAATTCAGGATACTTCTCTATAAATATGTTAACCGCTTTCCGAGTTATCTTTAAGAACCCAGCCGGAATACAAAAAGCAGAAACGCACCCATCTTCTCGAACTATGGGTCTTTTATCTATACCAGGCAAAGGACTGCCCATATACTCCACATCTTTTCTTTTAAATCTGTAAGTTCCAGCTACAACCTCGCCCTCTGTCTCAATAAGTTTTAGTAAGTCCTTGGAATCCCAAGATAAATCGTGATCTATAAATACAATTACATCAGCATCAGCTTTTAATGCCTTGTGTAACATATATGACCTAGCTGCTGATATATATGGGTTGCCTATCTCTGAAACCATTACATGATCCCAGCCAGCTTCCTCTATCGAGGGTATTGAATCTTTTATACTGTTAAGACAAACTTGATATGGTTTTTTTACCGTTGGAACACAAAAAGCAACTTTCTTTTTGGTTTTTGTCATTTGTCTTTAAAATAAAACTACCCCCGAAGGGGTAGATGTTAGTTAGGCAGTTGCCCAAATTCCCAATGCTACTAGGGTTTTTTGAATCTCATTAACTGCTGCTAGTTGTGTTGCTCCAAATGAAGCACTAGCTGCTAGTTCACTTGATAAGTGGACTGCTGCTGTATAAGAGCGTTGAGCCGTAGGTGTTGCACCATAAAATGCTACCTTTTTAGATGCGCTATTACAAATCTGCGCCCCTTCGCTATCGTTATATGTACCTTGTTCATACTCTGTTGGCTGTGCCATTTTAATATCTCCAATTCATGTAAAAGAACCACCCCGAAGGGTGGCTAATAATTAAGCAGATGCAGAACCGATTAAACGGCAAGCCCATGCTGGTCTAATTGCTTTGTAACCGTACAGCATATCAATACGAGTTAGCAATTCATCATTTCTGATGTCACCGTCTTGCCATACGCGAACACTTAATCCATCAAATGTCTTTGTAACACAAGAATGTGCGCCACCTAGTTTAGGTAGTTCAGCAGTAGCAAAGGTGAAAGCATCTTTATGATACATCAAGCCTTGTGCATACGTTGTTGAAGCTGCGCCAACAAAAGCAGGAACCAAACCAGTATCATTAAAATATGCAACAGCTAATTGTGATCCATCAGCAGCACAAATATTTTGCCGTCCACCTGTTAAGAATGTAGGAGGTGAAACTTCCTGAGTTGTAGTTGAGCCAGTTACAACTGTAAATTGTTGTAAATGAGCCATTGCTGCTTTAGTTTCAGGATGGCACTGGAATACACCTGGAATAGTAAATACTGTTCCTGCTGTAGTAGTAGAAGCCAAAGAAGCGAAAGTAACATTAGTTCCGCCATCAGTAACCGCTGCTGCTGCTGCAAGGGTACAAGTTACATCTGATCCATTAGTATGAATGTTTACACGCTCATTTTCATAGAAATCAGCCATTCCTGTACGACCAATCATGCCTTCACGATACTGTTCTTTAATTTGAGTAGCATCTTGGAAAAGACCTTTTAAGCCGTTTACCATTCCACCCATTGCAACAGAATCAAGCTGAACAGCGCGATTACCATCTTTAGGCGCAAGCCCTTGATTTAATCTTGCTCTAGCAGTTCCAACAGCAGCTAAATCAGCTAATGCTGTGCCAGGAGTTCCAGCTACATTGTAAACCTGTTGAGTACAACCCTGTAAAACATCAGATTCAATGCCTGAAATCATAGAAGCTACAGCACTATCTAAATGTTGCTTAGAAAAGTCTTGTAGGTCTAATTTCATTTCACGGCTGTTGAAAGACATATCAACACCGTCTTGGGTTGCTACTACTAAAGAAGTACTGGTTTCTACTGAATCCTGCACATTCATTACGCGACTATTTTGTCTGCGTGTGTAACGGGCTGGTTCACGGATGCGGAGAGTATCTCCTATCTTACCGCTTGCTTTACCAAAACTGTCATCGAATTGTCGATTAATTGTACCAATAAATGCAGCCTTTTCATGCGCTAAACGCAAGACTTCATTAGTGATACTATCAATCGTAGTTGCTGTATAAGCCATTTTTTAAATCTCCCTCTATATATTTTTAATTCCTGCCTAGTTGACGATTCCTGAGTTTTTGAAAGTCTTCAAAAGACATATCTTTTTTATACTCAAGAGAGTCAACCCTCCCACCCGTATTAACTTTTGGGGCAGGGGCAGGTGCTTTTGATATTTCTCGTCTAGGAGAAGTTGTTAGTTTATCTTCTATCCTAGCTATTGCTTTAACCGCAGCCGTTGGTGAAAGTCCTATTATCCTGTCTACTTCTTCAGGGTTCTTAGCCAAGAAATACGAGAGTTCTCCACCTATGTCGGAAGTAACTACCGCCTCATTTAAGTAAGGTGGTATATCTCCATAATCTTCCAAGACTTCCATTGCATCCCAATAATCGGCATGAATGATAGCAGCGTTACTCTGCTGCTTTTGGTAAGCGGCATTGAGCTTCTCCGCTTCCGCATCTTGTTGAGACTTGATGTGTTTTTCTCTTTCTTGCTTTACCGCCCAATCTGTCCGATCTTTAATCCACTCGGTAGTGTCTTCATAATCATCTAAATCAGGCTCCCCTGTATTTTTTACAGGCACTTCTTTTGGTTCTTTAGACTCAAACTCCCGCTGCAACTTTCTTTTTTCTCTGGCAACACGCCGAGTCATAATTTCATCTAACTCAGATTTTGTGTAGACCTTTTCCGGTATTGGTTCAGGTTCTTCCGTTACCTGTTCAGTTTCTTCTGGCTCTGCAACCGACTCGGATTGTGCCTCTTCTGTATCCGCAACAGTTTCTTCTGTTTCTTGTACTTCTTGTGCTTCTTGTGCTTCTTCACTCATTGGAATCTCCAATCTTGCCCGTGCGCTAACCCACACGTAGGTTTTTATCTTATATCATTAATAGTTAACAAAATCAACTATATTGAGTTAATACTTAATCAATTACATTAAGTGTTGAGTATTACTCCTCCTCTTCTTCTTCTTTTTTTTTCGAGGAGTATGCCAAGCCCTGTAGCTCTGCTACCATTTCAGTTAGTTTTGCCACTGCATCCGTTCTTTCTTGCTCCCTTATTTCTGCGTTCTTTCCATTTTTTTCATCTATAGCACTTTGATAGGCTTTGTTTTGTTGTGTTTTTTCTTCTAATTCACCCTTTAGTACCCCTAAAACATAATCTGTCTCTTGTTGAATGGTAGCAATTTTAATTTTAGCCTCTGCGTCTGCATTAGGGTTCTTTAACTCTAACTCTCTTTTCATTACGCCTATTTCTTGTTTAATAACCTCAACTCTTCCTAATTCAACCCTAACTCGTTCTTCTTTGCCCATAGCCTCAACAGTAGCCTTCCCTACTTTGATTCTAGCTTGATTTATCTCATTTTCAGCGTCACTTAGAGCTTGTGCCTGTCCAGCCAATTTCTCTTTCTCTTGCTCCACTTGTTCTAGTATCTGCTGTATCTCTGGTGGTAATTCACCTTCTTGTGCGGGTTTAATGCCAGGTGGCAGCATCTTTTCAAATCTTTTCGCTATTTCTTCAGCCAACGGATAATCCTGCATCTTGAAAAGCAAATCGCCAAACATAGGTAGCTGTTGAGGATTGTTTTGCATAAATTGAAGTAATAACTCCGATTGCTCCATACGTTTAGTAGCATAAGATGCACCTGCAATTGCAGTTACATCATATTTTCCTACACGCAAATTATAAATAGAATTTATACCATCAATGAGCTTTCTGGATTCTGGCTGATTAGGATCAATTTCTACATTCTTTATTCCGCCATCTTCTCCCATGATTCGTACAATACGTTGAGTATCATAAAGTTTAGGAATCACATCAATTAACTGCCTTCCAGCACAACGTATAGACATAGCAACATTATCAGGAAAATGGAATGAGCCAGTTTCTCCTTGAGTTCGCAAGCTATTAATTGCTGCCCCTGATTGCTGCGCTGATTGCTCTCCTACGTTTGCTTTAAACATACCAAGAGATGTTTTAATGTCATGCTCAATTAACTGTAAATGCTGAATCATCCCTGATTCCATAGGAGCAGCGTGTTGTCTTTGTGGTGCGCCTAAAGCAGCTCCATTTGCATCTACTACATCATATTGCAGAAAAGCGTAGTTCTCTGTATTAGCCTTCTGCCACTTATCCCGCTCAGTATCGAATTGACCAACTGCGCCAATAAAAGGTGCTTTTGGTGCTAATGCTAGTTTTTCTGTTAAAGCTGAGAACCAGTAGTTATAAGCCCTTAATGAGTCTTTAGCTAACCTCACTAATCCCTTAAAATGTTTTTTCCCATTAACATTAGAAGACTTGCCAACCACTTTAATTATAGGTATGTGCTTACCTAGCCAATCTCCTTTTTCAAGTATTTCTGCTCCGGTCATTTTGACCCACTTAATAGATTGAGTTCGGGTTGGTCTGCGATCCATTACCTGTGGAACTATATGCTCGGCACTTTCTGCTAATTTTTCATAATCTTCTTTTAGCATTGTGCTGCCATCTGCTAAAGCATAAAGCTCTGTGTCTTTATAGTCTATATAGTGATATAAAGCGACTTTAGTTGTTTTTTCCATTCGCCATATTAAAGCCTCTTGGGAACTTACGGCATCGCTAAATTCAGTAGAACTACCTGCTTTTGCATTAGGGTACTGACGCTTAAATTCTTCGTCAGGAACATCTTCAATAATGAACCCATATTTAGCATCTGAGCCATCAGGCATATCGTGTTCGCCTAAATAGACTTTACTATAGTCATAGATAGGCTCAAATCTAATTTCTTGATCGAAACTCATTTCGTCTATGTATTCTGTACGCAGCATGAAATAGCCTTCACCAACCTTAACCGCTGATTCACCAGCAATTAAATAAGCTAAGTCTGCATTTGAATTGTCTTCAATTCTACGAATAATAGACTGAAATACCTGTGCAGTATCTACATCAGCATCATCGTCTATAGGTTTTACTTTTATTGATGGTTTGTTTTGTCTTAAATCATTTACGATTTGCGAGATATACTGATTTATTTTGTCAACAGTAAGAACTGGTCTTGCGCCGTTTACTGCACTTTCTCTTGCCCGTCTAATCTCTGGCTCCCACTGATCTTCATCAGCAAATCTAGCATCATCCTTTTGCAAATCTCTTTCGGCTGCGTTAGCATCAGAAACTATCTGAAAACGGTGTTTAGCTTGATCTAATATTTGTTTATCTGTTCTCTCTGCTGTTTCTTCGGCTATTCCAGAGACATTCCCCCTAGAATCGTCATCTTTTTCGATATTTGGTTTTATCATCGCAGCCTAATTTGATCTTTTATTTACCCGCCCATCCAGGCAGTTCCCCTTTGTAATGAAGGGGTTGGGGGAGGAATGTAAAGTGATTCCTCTTTAGGAAACACTAAGTCCATATTAGGCTCGCATATTCTCGCTAACGAGTCAAGCATATCATCATGTGAGCCAACAGGAAATGCTAAGAACTCCGTTTCAACGAATATGGACACCAAGTCCTCTGTCTTTTTGTCCCAATTTGTCTTGTGCAGCGTTCTTGGAAAATACACTCTTCCTGATTCAAATATCGGGAGCAGTCTTTTGATTCTATCTGTCTTAGAAGTCTGTCCTCCGACCTCTTTAATGCGAAATCTGTACGTCTCTTGCTCCATCCTATCTTGGAAGTGTTCAATATCCGCCATGCAGCCGTATTTCTCATACCGCACTTCTTTTGGTTTCCACTTTCTGTGAAGCGTAAATAATGCGTCCCCCCGTTCTTTGAGATTCAATCTATCCCTAACCATGTCTAAAACGTAATAATTGTTATCACCACCTACTCCAATCACCCACATGGCTGTATAATCAGAGCCTTTTTTCTTGCTACTAGCTGCATCTACTACTATGTATTTATTGAGCTTTCCTGCGGAAACATTTGTATAGTATTGAATCCAATCTCGGCTAAAGCCTTGTAACGAATCTTCTTTGGGATTAAGAAGGATTTGGCTGGCATAGTTATATATACCCATACTTCTTCTCTTTTCTTCATGGACTTCTTCAGACCAAAGTACAGACTTGCCTTCATTAGTACCACCCTTTTTGCCAGGATGTTCTCTAGGGATCGCTGTACGTCTTTCTTTGACTGTTGCGTAAGCATCTGAAAAATGCCAACGAGTACCAATAAACCTTCTAACACCACCTGGCGTAACACCTAGGTTATAGGATTGTTCTAAACCATTTAAAGTTTTAGCTATCATTTCAGGAGTGGTTACAGACTCTCGAACCACAATGTCATCATAAATAAGAATTTTATAATGCTTACTAGTAGGCTGACCATCTACAAGTCCCCAGGCTTCGATTGTAGCTTCTTTTGGGTTGCCTTTTCTTTTAACAATAATTCCGTCATCTTCTGACCACTTTGGGCTTTCTTTTATATTTTTTCCCCATAAGACATCAGGAAAAGCGTTATGCAAAACAATGTTTTCTTGAAACTCTCGCATGATTTGGCGAAGAAAAGCCTTTGCAATCGGCCTGGTATGGGAAAATATGCCTATAGTGACATCAGGGTTATTTAAAATATCCGAAATAGTCTGACCAAAGGTAATAATAGATGATTTTGCGTGTTCTCTAGCCCAAAGATCAAGATGACCATTAGGTTTAGCCTCTACCTCTCTAATTCTTTCGTAAAACCAAGGTTGAGCCAAATCTTTTCGTCTACAAACGCGAATTAATAGATAGGCTAAGTCATTTAAACAAAGAAGTTTAACAACGCGATCAAGATTATTGGCTTTTCTGCCCATTTTCTCTAAATCGTTCCACATCTTCACAACTTTATCTAACGGAAGTTTTCTAATATTCCTTATTTTAGCTTCAATTAATGTAGCTTCCATCTAGATTCTTTCCTTGTTATATTTTCTTCATAAAACCAACTATAGATTTTTTTTATTGCGTTTCTTCTCTTTCGCTCAGTACTATAGTTGTTATTATTCATAAAATGTAAGTCTAAGGCTATTTGAGACATACTAACAGCCTGTGTTAGCGTCACAAATTGAAAATTTACGCTGTAATCACTTTCTTCCTCATAATCAGACTCAGGATAGCTCTCGTCATCTAAATCTCTATCCATAATAGTCCTTAAATAATACAAGAGGTAGCCTCCTAGACTTTGTGAGAAGAAGTCTCTCAGGTTTCTTCTCTACCTCTCATAACTGGTGGAGTAAGACAGGATTTGCACCTGCCTTTCTGATCGTTGCACACATAGTTCATGCGGTCGTAGTGGTCAGATGCTCTATCTACTCCGTTAAACTGGCTTAAAATAAGGCACTACCCCTCCACCCACACTTCCTTCTTCATCTATCATTAACATCCTCTGCTATTTGAGTCAGAACCCACAATATCCCTGATATAGCTATTCCAATCATACCAATTGACACAATTAATACGGAAAATGCAATTAACCCTGACGGGATACTAACCATTTTCTACTTCCTTGCACTCTATTTTAGTAATAAAAGACTTTCTTCCCATTTCTTTTAATAAATAAGCCTGGTGTTCCATTAACTTAACCTTTGACAAGTTACAAGCCCACTCAGAACCCCATTCATCAAAACGGTAAGTAATAGCGGTATCTTGCAAAGGCAAGTACAAAGACACTAGCAGATACCACATATCACCACTTTGTTTTATGACTCCAATATCTTGCGCTAAGTTTGTCTGGGCTTTTGTCTTGAGCATTATGTCTAGCATAATAAGACTTTTTTCTTGCTTTATCTTTTGCGCTCGTAGGATTTTTACCTGCCCCCGTAACGCCTTGTTGCCCAAAACGAATAGTTTTTACTTGATCGCCTACTTTAGCTACAACAACATGGCTTTTGGTTTTGTGTCCTGGAGTTTTTTTCGGCTTATTAAAGCCAGAAACTCCTGCTCTTTTCAGCCTAGGGTCAGCCATTACTTTTTACCTTTGTATCTCTGCTTTTCCATTGCAGCTTTAAATCCTTTAAGTCCTTTAGCTTTTTTGGCTGCTGAAGCAGCTTTTTTACCTGCATCTGTATACGGATAATGCTTGCCATTTACTTTTGGCATGATTTTCTCCTTTTTATTTATCTTCTTTACACTCACAAACTGGCTCATTCCTTATTTCCTTTACTTTGTCGCAAATATTGCAGACTTTAGGAAATATATTAAACCAGATAGATTTTATTACCTCTAGGTACGGCATAGATGGATCACCCCCTTTTTTGTTTCATTGTTCATAACTAATCCTAGCACAACTAATTTAAACTGAAGCGGTTTTATCTGATTTATTACGCATATCCAGCGTGGACGTACCTCTAAACCATTTATTACAGCTTTTACAGCTATATCGCTTATAGAGACCTGCATTAGTTTGGAAATTGCCCCTAGCAATAATGTTTGTAGAATTACAGGTTGGGCAATGTAATCCACTATCATTCTCTTCATAAAGAGACATATTGGGATGGTTTTTAATCCAAGGCAGCACTCTAAAATATAAATCCTCTGTTAACTTAACGTCCTGTCTATTATAGCGAAGCATTTTAGCCCAGGCTTTAGGGTCATCTTCCATACAACCAATCCATATATCCATACCCATGCCCTCAGTCTTTTTCCCAAGACCCAAAGCGTTTGCAACATAATCTAATTTGTTACTAGGAAATTTAAACTGGCTACGAACAGTGCGAAGTAAATCTATTTGCTTGAATGGTGCAGTAGGGGGCAAATCTGCTAACAAAAACTGACTCTGTATCCAAGGTATGTCGAACTTAGCTCCGTTATAGTGTATACAAGCATCACAGTCAGACAATAATTCGTGTAGGAAGGCTAGATAGTCAATATCGTTTTTACATCGGCTATGCACTTTCTTTTGACCAACCCACTTAGCAGCCCAGCAAAGTATCTCTCCACTCTTGATTATGCTTTGTAGCGGAATATTTTGCTTCCAAAGACCCCAGGTATAAGCAGTATTGGGGCTAGTTTCTATATCTAATGTTAAGAGTTTCATAAATCTTCTTCATCATCATCCTCAAGAGAAATCTCAACCTCAAAGTCAGGAATCAACTCAGTTACATTGTCCTTAGGTTCTTCAACTTCCTCATTCTTCTCCATAAACCTCAACCAAATATTGATGTAAAGAATAGCCTAACTTATCAACCAATACTTCATCATGCTCAGTAATCCCCGCATTAAACAGGAAGCTATGAATTAACTCATGGCAATAAGATTGCTCTTGGATGGTTCTATTACTGTTTTTTTCTACGCGAATATTGCCGGATCGAGGGTCACAATTACCCTGAAGTTCATGCATCTCTGGTATGACCTTGACATTCCAATCTACCGCGCCTAACTTAAATTTATTTGGAATTAGCATAAAAAATCATAACAATTTTTTTGCTTCAATGTTCAACATGATCCTTGGGGACTCGTTTCAATACTTTAGTCATAGACGCTGATTCTCCATCAGCTAACTCTAGGAGCTTCTCTTCCCCGTTATTAATACAAAAGCAGTCAACTAAATTAGTCCCGTTATGAACCTGCACCTCTACTTTATGGTCAGAAAAAGCCTGAATTATTACTGTAGTTCTACTCATTTTTATCCTCCAATTGAGAACTTACAAGCTCAACAATAGCATCATCCAGCACTTCAGTAGTTTTAGTCGTAATATTAATAGCTAGTTTAGGTTGATTACCATAAACAGTTGAATGAAGCCTCTCTAGCTTCCACTGTGCTAACTTCAGTAACTCCCTGCCCCTACTAACCTCTAACTGGTCTGTAGCTTGCTCTAAGTCTCTCTCCCTATTATCTAACTTAGTTTCTAGCCCTCTCACCCTGGCTTGCTTATAGTCTTCATGGGAAGCCAACTGATTACAAATAGCAGACGGAGTTATCCCCATTTCTTTAGATATAACAGATAATTCTATTCCATGCTCTACCTGATCTAATATCTTCTGCTTATTCGTTATAACAATACTTGTCATAAAAATTTTTTTTGTAAATTTTAAAGAAGGAAGTTTATATTAACAGAACCTAAAATAGAAGCAAGTGTAGGATATAATTAGGTTTGTATTTCAATTTGTGGGTCAAGGCAGTCACATCCTATACTATAATGCATGGCATCAGGCCTGGACTACTATTGCTACCCCCATCGGCTCAAATTCGTTTTGGAATTGAGTTTTTTACTTTCAGAAAAGCATTTCCAGAGGTATTAATAATCTTGTGCGTGCGCGGAATACACCAGCGAGAATATCTAAGCATTTCACACAACTGATACTAGGTTCACTCACCCAGTAATTACAAATTACAAAATAGGATTTGAATTCTGCACCGCTGCCCTGATCCGTCAGGCGGTGCTGCCACCTGTACCAGCTACCAACCTTAAAACCTCTGAAAGCCTTTAGGCATAGGCATCTTTACGATCTCTTGTTGTCCTATGGGATACTATCAACTTTTCCTTATATGTCCTTACAGAGCCTTGTAGCCACCTTAGAATTGATTTAATAACTACCTCAAATCTAAGCGTCTAAACCTCACCCGTGTTAGTGGGTATTTTCTTGTTTGATTCATGTACTGGCTCACCTTATGCCAATATCCGCGCTATCGTTTATCAGTCTGACTTGTTGCTGTTTATGCCCTAGCATTGGCGGTGTTGCGTCGGGCGGGGTGGGTTATGCCCCCGTACAAGTAATACTGCCAGTCTGGTAAATAACTGCAAGCGTATATCTATACCAGTTTAAAACCCCTTGTTATAGGGCTTTCAGGGCAAAAAAAACCTGGCCTCGGTTAATTACATCTATTTATATAAAGGGGGGTTGATATATCTG